CAGTGCGAGGAATTGAAGTTCCTTCCCCCAATCTTTCAGAGCGTTAATCCCACCTTGTAACGCGATAGCAAAATCGGTGAGCAGAGGCAAGATAGCGGGTAGTGCGCTATTCGCAATACCCTGTAACGTCGCCTTTACGTTAGTCATTTCATCTACAAGTTTCGCGGCGGCTTTGGTGGTGGTTTTGTCAAGTGTTAAGCCAAGATCACGCGCCATTTGTCTAACCTTCCTGATACCTTCTGCGCCACCTTCCATTGTTTGAATCAGCGAAACACCTTCCGAGTCAAACAATTTCATTGCCAAGCGAACGCGATCCGACTCGCTACCAAGTCCGGCAAGAGCATCAGCAACGATTTCAAACTTCTCATCAAGAGGAAGTTTGTTCAACTCTTCGGCATTAAGGCCCAATTCCTTTAACGCTCCCTTCGCCTCGCCCATTCCTATCGCCGCCTCTGCAATGCGCCTAGTCATGCGCTGCCAGGCCATCGTAAGCGTTTCGAATGTTACGCCACCAATTTCTGCAACGTGCTTGTATTCGGATAATGCCTTAGTGCTAACGCCAAGACGGATGGAGAGTTTGTCTAGTTTCTCAGCGGCGTGAATGGTCTTAGTCACAAAGCCGCCTACCCCTGCAGCTCCCGCCGCAAGAATAAACCGTTTCGCAAGACCTTTTAACGCATCTGACGTTTTATTAAGATTCTTGTCGACAGACTTAAACGCTTTCTGCGTTTTATCTTCCGCAACAATCCGAATTTTTGCGTCAGCAGTTGCCATTACCTCATCTGCCGTTTCTGTGCGACGTATTCAAACCATGCTGACCAATAGGTTAGTTCGTCCGTTGTCATTTTCTCCGCTAACTCGTCCACCGTCATGTGCAAGTGTTCGGCGACCTGGAACATCAAGAGGATTTCTTGGTCGCCGGTTCGGAGTTTTTTCGGGCATCCTCGATAGTGGTATCCGGCTCATCATTCATTGCGCTGATGATGCGGACGATTACATCGGGGTCAACCTGTTCCATCAATGGCTTTTTGTCGGCATTGGAGAACATCTTTTTGCCGTCGCCATCAAGCGCACGGATCAACAAGGTTTCAACCAATGACTCAAGCGAGCCGTCGTTGACATACTTGAAAATCCGGTTGCGTTGGGCCAGGGTTGTCGGCTTGAAATAGATGACGGCATCCCATTCGGACACCGCCACCGATTCCATAGGCGCGACGAGTCTTTCTCGCCAGTGTGTTTTAGCCCTGGCAAGAGTTTCAGCACCATTTGACATTTAATCTCTCCCTATACGGTTGTTTCGGTTACTCCGCCGGTCACTTGAAACCCGAACGAGCGTTCCACGATACTTCCCATGTCAACGGATATTCCCAGGCTGTTGATAATCGCAGTCATCGTGTAGTAGGTATCGCCAGAATCAGCACCCTCGGGATAGAGAGCGAGCGACACCGACGCGCCCTGCGTCATTGCGCCCTGGCCGCTGGTATCAGTTTCATCGAAATGACAGGTGATAGACCCAGAGGCATCGCCTTGGCCCACGACGTACGACTTCATACTGTCGCCCATCGCGGTGTCCTCTACAGTGTCAGAAGTCCGATCCAGACTGAATGATTTGATCTCGGCGACAGTGTTTGCTCCAACTTTCACCGTGCCTTCTTTTCCATGATGTGTTGCCATCTATTTTTCCTCGTCGCGTGTTGGCTTGTTTACGATAGGCTTCGGCTTCGCCTCGACCACCTTTTTGGCACCCACGACAGACCAGCCGCGAGCCTCCAATTCTTTAACTATCTCGGGATATGCAATCGTCACGACTGATCCCTTGAATTCCATTTGCACTGCCTTCATCTATGTTGCTCCTTGCGTGAAGTCATAAGTCACTCGCACCGTGATACGCACGGCACCGATTGGGAAAAGTACGCCCTCGTCACTTTCGATGAGTACAGTTTCAGTGTTGAGGGCGTAGCCACCGCGAGTCCTGTCGCTATCCAATGCTTCCTCGATTCCTTCAATAAGTTCGTTTCTAGAAGTGTCGATGCTTGAACCTTTGACGTAACCCACGATGACATAATCAATCGTTCCTTCGCGTGTAGTGCTGCCCATTGTTGTATCGGCTCGCACTTCCTCGCTGCTTGCGATCCACGCCGCCGGATATTGCTGGTCAGACAATTCATCCGTTTGGAATGGGTCGCGTGTAATCTTTTTGAGTTCGGGCGTAGACATTGCATCCAGAACGGTGACAATGTTGGCAGCGATGTCCTCACGCTTGCTCATGCCCAGGCCATCTGCTTGATGAAGTCGTTGCGGAACTGATTACCAACCAATACCTCCTCACGACTGTTTACGTCGAACCACTTGCGTACTGGCAGATGCCCTGCGCCGGTGTGGTGCCACATTGCTTTTCGTGCGGCCAGAGTGTTCGAAAAGAACACTAAACCGAGGGATGGGCTTTTCACCTTCCACAACATTGATGAAAGCATCTGCCCGGTGTCCATCAGATCAACCCTACCAGTGCTTCGCCCCCGCTTACCCCTTGATCGCTTGGTGGATGCAGCATAACCAGGGAACGCGCCACCAACCCCCTGCCCTCTTGCCGTTCGTTTTTTAACAACGAACTCCACAAACGCCGATGCCTTGGCTAAGGCTTTGCGTGATGACTTCTCGATACGCTTCGGGAAAGCCTTGAGCATTGCCTGGACTTTCTTATCGTTGAGCGTAACGTTTACCTTCATCTGACTTGCCGCCCAAAGTGCAGCGGGGTCTTTTCACTGGTCGAGATACTGCTATCCTCGTCAGCGTCGTACTCCACACCGTCCTTGACGATGCGTTCCAGTTCTTCCGAGTACGCATCCCGATAGAACTTCATCATCTGCTGATACTTGTCCTCATTGCCTGACGCTTCCCACTTGGTGAGTTGCGGCAAGGCATACCAACCGAGGACGCGGTAAGCGGCGCACCGGGTAAACTGTGATTCAGTCAACAGCGTGGCATTCATCTCACCGCTGATGTTCTTGAATGGCCACCAGTGAATTCGCAGTTCGCGTTCAATGTCGGCCTTAGCCCTTGCGTGTTCAGAAGTGAACGCGCTGATACCGTAGGTGAGAATGTCCGGCTGTAAGGCCGTCAGGTCACTGTCAGCACTCATCGCCATCTTGTAACCCCCAAAGGGGGGAGGCGCGGTGTTACCCGCACCCCCCGGTTAGGAATTAAAGACCGGCGTCGAAGTACATCTCAATGCCGTAGTTGTCTTTCAACTCGCCCACGCCATAACAGGCCGTCGCGTTGAGTTCCCAACCACGGATGGAGGCATCGCGCTGTGGCTCGATGTTCACATCCCACTTGACCGCCAGACCCAAAGCCTGCGGCACGAACACTGCGCCTTTGGCATCGCCCGAACCGTCAACCGTGATGTTGGCAGATTCAAAAATGTCGATCCCTGCGAGGGTTCCAACGTAGCCGTTACGCATGGCTTCGTTCTGCAAATCACCACCGTTGGGGTTAGCAAACGTGTTGGTGAGGTTGGCCTTCATGTTATAGACCTGGTAAGGATGCAGAACGGCGTACTTCTGGCCGGGTGCGTTGGCGTTGTCCAACTGAGCGGCGGCATTGAAGAAATACGCGGCAGTCAGTTCTGTGGTGCTTGCGCCCAAGGAAGTTGAGAAACCATCGAACAGAGCGATCAAGTCCTCATCCATCTTCTTGGCAACGGCTTCGCCCAAGACCTTGCCCAGGTCAGCGGCGATGTCACGCGCAGAGGAACGAGCGGCCAGATCGGACAGAACGGCCTGTACGCCAACTTCCGCGGCAGTGAGGGTCGCGCTTGTGGTCGACACAGCGGTTGAGGACATATCCGAACCCTCGGTCAGCGCGGCGGCTGAGACTTCGGGGTAGACCGGAACTTGGATTGCTTTGCCGTCGTCACCGGAAATGTCGTATGTGGTGACGAGGTTACGCACAAGAGAGGACTCTTGCGCTGTGAAGATTGCCTCTCGGACGATGCTGGTAAACAGATCGTCAAGAGTGCTCGTAGTGGTGCTTGCCATGAATGGCCTCCGATGCAAAAACGGTTAATTGAACCCGTGTTTGCAAAGGTCGCCCACGGTGGCAACCACCCCGGTTGATTAGCGTCAGCGCGGTCTGACGACCCCGAGAGGTTTACCTAGCCCGGTCTAGGGGGTACTGTATAAAAACCCAGTAGTGGCAATCGTACGCCCTCTCAGGGCGTTGTGTCAAGAGCGGTTGATGTAGCCCTTCCCATCCGCTTGAGTTTTCCGAAATTCGGCATACCTATCCCGGCCAGCCTTAGTTTTCATAAGTTCTACAAACTGATCGTGTGCCATGCTGGAAATGTTGTCGCTGGAGAAGCCGCCCCCAACTGAGGACTGCGAGCCAGTGCCAGCAGGGGTCGCGGCAACAAAGTGCGGGTTGGCTAGCAAAAACTCGTCAACCAGAGCATCCGGGGTCAGCGGTGTGCCGTGATCGTCATACCGGGCCGCGCCGTTGTTGTCGATCACCTCAACCGACCCATCCTCTGTCATGCGCACGCTGGAGTGCAGCAGGTTCGCCACCTGTTCGGCGTTGATCGCCTTGCCCCGGTTTGCGGCAGATAACAGCGCGCCATCTACCTTAACCCGGCGCAGTTCGTCTTGAAGGGCATTAGTTTTGACTTCCCACTTCTCGACAGTCTGTTTCATCACATTCTCAAAGTCGCCGCGCTCCTTTTGCCGTTCCATTTCTTCGGCATCTTGCGCGGCTTTCATTGCGCGATATTCTTCCGGGTCTACACCATCAAACTTGCGCTCAACTTCTCGATTACGCTTTTCCAGACGCTTCTTGACAACTGCATCCACCTCATCCTGGGTAAATACCTTGGCGGGTTCGATGCTTTTGCTTTCGGTTGTACTTGGTGCGGTCTGCGTGTCGTTTGTGTCTGTTGATTCGTCTGCCATATTTAGCCACCGGGTTGCGCCGCGTCACCGTACCAGTCGGGGTCGACTGGCATAAAGTGATGGCGGCAGTTATAGCCACCGCGAACCACAAAAGGATCGCCGGATGATTTACCTTGCCAACTGCTGTTAGCCCATTTTTCTCTGATTTCATCTTGGCTCATAACCCTGCCTGCGTGGGATACACACCAGGGGCGCGAGTCACGCACCAGGGAACCGTAATATTCATAATGGGTCAGACCTGCCTCTTGCGCCTTGGCCTGGGTGAA